TGGAGTTTATTAATTCCCTCCGTCCCGTATCTTACAAAATGATTGAGGGTGAGAAGAGGGTTGTTAAAGAAGCTACAGACAAAGCCCCTGCGGTTTATGAGAGTATTCCCGGTTCCCGTAAGCATTATGGGCTTATTGCTCAAGAAGTTAAAGCAGCTCTTGGAGATAAGGATGCAGGCTTCTGGGTTCTTAGCGATAAGGACAATCCCAATAGCCAGCAAGCCCTGCGATATGAAGGATTGATTGCTCCTCTGATTAAAGCCGTACAAGAGCTTACAGCACGTATTCAAGAACTGGAGGCCAAACAGTGAAAGAATATTTCGATAATGCGGCTAGCCCCGCTACAGCAGTTCCTGTAGTTAGTACAGCAGCTCTGTTTAACTCGTTTGGAGATGCGCTGCCTGTGCTTATTAATGCCGCTACTGCCATCTACCTTGTGCTTCTGATTACGCATAAAGTGTGGCAGATGTATAGGGAATGGAAAAAGAAAGATGAATCCACAGAATAGGATTTTTGTAGGAGTGGTGGGGGCTAGCTTGCTAGCTTCCATCTCCCTATGGGAAGGGACGAAGTATGAGCCCTATAAAGATGTAACCGGAACATATACAGTTTGCTCTGGTATTACGGAGGATGTCGATATCTACCGTAAATACACCAAAGCAGAATGTGCAGCCCTCGATTCTAAAGCAATTGCTTCTCATGGCAAGGGAGTTCTTCAATGTATTAACGTACCTATCTCTAAGAATGAATACGAAGCGTACACAATGTTTGCGTATAACGTAGGTGTGTACAATGCATGTAGCTCTGCTGCTATTCGTGAGCTGAATAAAGGTAATCACGAACTCGCCTGTATTCGCTTATACAAAAACGAGAGAGGACTTCCGGCTTGGAGTTCTTCTAAGGGACAATACTTCCAAGGACTTCAAAACAGGAGACAATATGAATATCGGCTTTGCTCAGGACAAAAGCCTTAAGCTAATAGCCCTAGGATTGATTATAACAGCCCTAGGAGGCCTTCATTTCTATGACAAGTATCAATCCATCAGTAAAGCTGAAAAGGCCGTAGAAGCCCGTTTAGAGCTTTCCTATAAGGATAGGCTTATTGAGGCTCAACAGAAGGCTATTAAGTTTCAGGATGAATTGCTAGAACAGTCTAAGAAGAATGTAGATGAAAAAGATAAAAAGATTGATGCTCTTGGGAATTCTCTCTCCGTTGCTATTAGTGAGCTGCGCAACAGGGACAAGCGTCCCACAAACTACTCCCCGCCTATCTCAGCTCCAGCAACCTGCACAGGAACCCAGCTTTACCAAGAGGATGCAGAATTTCTTACAAGGGAAGCTGCCAGAGCAGACAAAATAATTATTGAGCGTGATTACTACTACAAAGAGTATGAGGACGCTAGAAAGAAATTAGATGAATATTCCAAACAAGGAACAAATGGTAGATGAGATGGGTAGGTTTATTACCCAGTCTCTTTTCCTAGAAATCAATTATACAGATCATGCTGTATACACGCTAAAAGACGATCACCATGAGTACAACGGTAAGACCTATCCCAGCATTAAACGTCTCTATCTCGAACTTGAAGATCCCACTGAATACGAATTTGCCACGACGTATTTCTGTGGATGGAGGCACTGGCAACGGCTATTGGACAACAAAGTTATCCGTAAACACATTGATGAATGGCGAGAGGAGCTTGAATACAAATTGCGAGCCAAGGGAATCAAGCGAATCATCTCTGAAGTAAATGGAAGCAACGGAATGCAGGCTTCTAAATGGCTTGCAGATAGGGGATGGAGTACAAGGGCTGCTGGACGTCCTAGCAAGGCTGAGATTGAGCAGGAGAAGGCTTTTGCTGCCCGTGTTGATAATGAATTCACTGCAGATATTGTAAGGCTGAAATAATGGATGATAAATGGCTAGCTGATGTTAAGAAGCGGCTAGAGAAAATGCCACCGGAGGCTAAAGAGCTCAGAGAAGCCGCCAAGGAAGACTTGTTTCTTTTCGCTAGGCTAGTCAATCCAGGGTATGTGTACGGAGAAGTGCATAAGGAAATCTTCAAGTGGATGCAGGATTATTCCTTGTTTGGTCAGGGAAGGGCTGACATCACTAATAAGCTTATTATGCTCCCACGTGCTCATTTGAAGAGCCATATGGTGGCTACATGGGCTTGTTGGATTATCACTAGGCATCCTGAAGTTACAATCCTATACGTATCAGCAACATCTGGTCTTGCGGAGACACAGCTTTATGCAATTAAGAACATCCTTTCTTCTACTACTTATACTCGCTATTATCCTGAGTATATCCACCCACAAGAGGGAAAAAGAGAACGATGGAGTCAAACAAGTATCTCCATTGACCATGAGGCAAGAAAGCGAGAGGGGATTCGAGACGCTACAATTAGTACAGCAGGGTTGACAACCAACACCACTGGCTGGCATGCAGACATCTTGATTCCGGATGACTTAGTGGTTCCTGAGAATGCGTATACAGAGGACGGTAGGGAGAGTGTTGCTAAGAAGGCTTCTCAATTCACCTCTATTCTGAACGCTGGTGGATTCACAATGGCATGTGGTACTCGTTACCATCCAAGTGATATTTACGCTACTTGGCGTAATCAGGAGTATGATGTATTCAATGAGGATGGGGATATAATTGATCGCGTAAGAGTTTGGGATATTAAAGAATATGCTGTTGAACGTGATGGAGTGTTTATCTGGCCTAAGACAATGCGAGCTAATGATAAGAAGTTCTTTGGCTTTGATTCGCAAGTATTGGCTAAGATTCGGGCTCAATATGTCGACCGTATTCAGTTCTTTGCCCAGTATTATAACGACCCTAATGATCCCGGCTCCAATCGTATTGACCGCAGTAAGTTCCAGTATTACGATAAGAAGTTTCTGAAACAACAAGGTGGTGATTGGTATTATAAGAACAGTCGATTAAACATTTATGCTTCTGTTGACTTCGCATTCTCTCTTAGCAAGAAAAGTGACTTCACTGCTATTGTGGTGATTGGGGTGGATTCGGAAGGATACATCTATGTTTTAGACATTGACCATTTCAAGAGCGATAAGATTTCTGAGTATTTCTCTCGTGTAGCAGCTCTTCATTCCAAATGGGAGTTTAGAAAGCTCAGAGCAGAGGTTACAGTGGCTCAGGCAGTGATTGTAAGAGATTTGAAGGATAAGATGAGAGAAGAGGGCTTACGCCTCTCTATCGACGAATATAGACCCTCTAGGAACGAAGGTAATAAGCAAGAACGTATTGCAGCAGCTTTGGAGCATAGGTATGATAATAATTCTATCTGGCATTTTAAAGGCGGATACATTGACGTTCTGGAAGAAGAGCTTGTACTAGCCCGTCCTCCTCATGATGACATTAAAGATGCTTTGGCTTCTGCTGTAGAAATTGCTATTAAGCCTAAGCAACGCCGAGAAGGTATTAACAACAACGTAGTACAATTTGCCCCTCGATTTGGTGGCGTAAGATATAGATAAGGAATTAAATGGCACGCAAGCCCCTTGAAACAGCTGCTTCTTTTGGTAGGGACAATGAAGCTAAATACATTGCAATGACATGGTTTAATTACAATGCTCAGAGACAAACACAACTCAATCTATGGAAAGAGCTGCGAAACTACATCTTCGCAACTGACACCACCACAACCACTAACCGATCCCTCCCTTGGAAGAATAGCACAACTCTCCCTAAGCTTTGCCAGATTAGGGATAATCTTCACAGTAATTACATTTCTGCTCTATTCCCTAATGACGATTGGCTGAAATGGGAAGGCTATTCCCAAAGCGACTCTCTAAAACAAAAGACTAATGCCATTGAAGCATATATGGCCAATAAGACACGAGAGGGCCATTTCAGGACCGAAATGAGCAAGGTGCTGTATGACTACATTGATTATGGCAATGCCTTCGCTACGGTTGATTATGAGGCTTCCTACATCACTAATGCAGCTGGGGAGAAAGTTCCAGATTACATTGGACCGCGTCTTCGTCGTATTAGCCCGTTGGATGTAGTATTTAATCCCTTGGCTCAGACATTCAAAGACAGCTTCAAGATTGTACGTTCTTTGCGTAATATCGGAGAGCTGTACATCATGGCTGAAGACGAACCAGATAATGCCTATCTGAAGAAGGCTCTGCAGAATCGTGAGCGAATGCTATCACACATGAAT